TATTGGAAGCAGGATGGCACTGTTATCAAGGCTTCCGACTCAAACCCGAATTGGAGGACTGCATGAGCTGCAATAACTGTCAAGAGGACTGCAAGTGTTCAAGAGTGAACGCTATCAACATCTTTAGCCGAGACTACAAGGCAGGAAGAAGCGAAGGCCAGAGGGCTGAAGCCACTAGAACCTCTGATGCTCTAATCGAGTTAGAACGCTCAGGCGTAATCACTAACGCTCAACTGCAGGCTGTTCTAGACCTTATCCTGGAGAAGCTCACAGATCAGGTTGATATCTTGTGAGCGTGCTTACTGTAACCCTAATTATTGTGGGGATTGTTGTTGTGCTTCCTTTGGTTGCTTCGTTTCTGATGGCAATCATTCTGGAGTCCGCTAATCATGAAGGGATTTACGATGACCTCGACCAAGATTCTTGAAAGACTATTTCCTAAGACTATGCACCGCTATTGGTGGAAGTCTAGGGAAACAGGCAGGAAGTATGGAGTCAATCAAGCCTTGTTTGTTCTAATGGCCGAGATGAAGCGACTGCATAAAGAGCAAGATATTCCTTTGAGTCGAGTCCAGGCTAAAGAGCAGGCCAAATACTTGGCTACCCTAATCAGAATGGTGAAGGAACTCAATGCTAAGTAGGGAACTAGATGAAGCCATCTTTACGCTTAGGGATTCTTTACATACTGAGTTTGTTGTTGATTCTGTGCTGGCTAATAAGCTTGCCGATCTTCTTCTTGTTTCGGCTGCTCAAGGCGGTGCGATTCAATCGGTTGCTGAGATTGTTGCCAGGGACATTATTGCCAAAACTAAACAGGTTGAGGGAAAGGTAGAGTTGAGGAATGCTTGAAGATTTGAAATTACCTAAAAGGATAACTAACTGCCGAATTAGAAGCATTATGGCTGAACTGTCAGATAAAGATAAAGCAATCTTTGAGCAGGCTGTTATGTCTCCTGAGTGGCCTTACAAAACTCTCTCTAATGAGCTTTATAAGCGTGGCACTAAGTGTAGTGATGCTGCTATCAAACATCATAGAGAGAAGCGTTGCTCATGTTCGAGGACTTAGCGAAACCTGCTCCAAAGGTTACTTATCCTGAAGGCTGGAGTCCTAGTGTCCAGTTTGATGGTAATGGTGGTGAAGCAGTTCTCCCTGGAACGCCTGATGGTGAAGCGACTGATGTTGAAGGCTTCCTAAAAGAAGCAGGGATAAACTATTCTGAAATTGAGATTGTTGGTGAACCTAGAATCTCTCGCTGGCAGGTTGCCCGACCATTCCCGTTAGAGCCGATGTGGATGACTTCTGTTCGTATTCGCTGGGTGAAACGTAATGCGACTATCAATCTACCTTTGCTGTATTCGCTGGCTAAGAAGTCTAAGCCTGTAACTCCTAAAGAAGTTGCGACAGGTAAAGCTCTAGTTATTCTTTGGTCAGATTTGCAGGTTGGAAAAGTAGATCACCGAGGTGGTGTTGATGCTCTGATTCATAGAGTTGCCGAAACTCAGTTAGCACTCATAGCCAAAGTAAAAGAAGTTCGACCTGAGCGGATTATCTTCTGTGATGTGGGCGATACTATCGAGAACTTTGGTAATGCTGCCGACATGCACCAACTTCAGAGCAACGACTTATCTCTAATGCAACAGGTTGATTTAGCGACATCATTAGCCTGGGAGACTCTAAAGATGCTGGCTAAACACGCTCCGATAACTTATCTGAGCATTGGAAGCAATCATTGTCAATTCAGAATCAATAAGCAACGAGTGGGAAAAGTTACTGATGACTGGGGAATCCACATCGGAAGAACTCTAGCTCGACTCTCAGCAGAAGTTGGATTGCCTATCCGATTCTTTGAACCTGCTCAACATGACGAATCTCTAGCCTTCGACATCTTTGAGGATGGGTTTCACATTCTAGGTTTATGGCATGGCCACCAATCACCAAGACCAGACCAAGTGCCAACATGGTGGAGACAACAAGCATTCGGCAAACAACCCGTTCACGCTGCAACAATCGGAGTCTCAGGGCACTTCCATCACCTCAGAGTTCTAGAGTTAGGTTCAACCCCTAGAGGAACTTCACGCTTCTGGGTTCAAGCTTCGACCCTAGATAATGGATCTAACTGGTGGAGAACTACTGCCGGTGAAGATAGTCAGCCTGGATTAGTGTGCTTTGAGTTATCTAAAGGGTTAGACTTTACAGGAACAGTCTGGAAGATTTAGGGGCTGAAATGGTTTCGATTGCAATCAAGGCCTGCGGGGGCAGTTGCAAGAATCGAGTTCGAATCTCGACAGCTCCACAGAAAGAGAACTAATGCCAACTTATTCTTACTATTGCCCAAGATGTAATGCCAAGGCCGACATTATTGCGACACTCACGGAAGAAGTAGAAGTCCCTAAGTGTGAGAACTGTAAAGAAGTTATGGTTCGAAACTTTGATTGGGGTGCAACTAGATTCCTTGGTGGCGGATGGGGTAAGGATGCCTAATGAAAACAAAACTCTTTATAGCAGTAGCAATCTGTTTGAGCCTAAACTTTGGGACAACTAACGCTCTCCAGGCAGTAGCCCAACCCAAGCCAATCAAACAGACAGACATAAACAAAGCCCTGTTCAAACATCAGCAGATAAGCCGAATGCCCCGAATAGTTGCCTATCTAGAATCTAGAATCCATAGAACCCCTTATGTGTTTAGTGGAGATAAACCTTCAGGCTGGGACTGCTCAGGGCTAGTGCGATACGCCTACAAACAATTAGGGATTATCCTGCCCCATTCGGCTAACGCTCAAGGCCATATCGGGCACAGAGTATCAAGCCCCAAGCTAGGGGACATTGTTGTCTTTGCTTATCAAGGCAGGAAAGACTTCTATCATGCAGCAATCTACATCGGCAACAACCTGATAATCAACGCCAACAAAGAATACGGAACGACAGTTATTGAGCCTTTATCGAATTTCAGTAAAGCTCAGATAAGGTTCATTAGGATCTTAGATAAATGATTAGAGAGACATGTTCCTGCGGTGCAGAGTTTGAGACTGATGACCGAGAAGCCATCGAGTTAGTCAAGACTTGGAGACGGACTCATAAGCATTCAGATAAGCCATCTAAGGCCGATAGCCGAGATAGTTCCACACTAAGCGATAACCAAGTCGCTCTAGGATTCCAAGCTTTGTATGACCCTCTGAGAGATGAAGAAGAATGATACCTAAACTAATAATCGGGCAAGCAGTAATCTATGCAGGAAACAATTTAGACATCCTGCCAGAACTTCAATCTAACAGCGTGGATTCAATTGTTTGCGACCCTCCCTATGAACTCGGTTTCATGGGCAAAAGTTGGGATTCTTCAGGCATCGCTTACAGTGTTGAGCTTTGGCAACAGTGTCTTAGAGTTCTCAAGCCTGGCGGACATCTACTGGCTTTCGGTGGAACTAGAACTTGGCATAGATTGGCTGTTGCAATAGAAGATGCAGGGTTCGAGATACGCGACAACATCGCATGGCTATATGGATCAGGTTTCCCTAAGTCTCACAACATCTCTAAAGCAATAGACAAGATGGCTGGAGCAGAACGAGAAGTCATAGGTTCTAAAGTAACACGCATACCTGGTGGGAATACTTTTGCACAAGATGAATGGACTCTAAAGGCTAGAAAACTAGGCGAAATAGATATTACTGCTTCTGCTACTGATGAAGCTAAAGAATGGGAAGGTTGGGGGACAGCACTCAAACCTGCTCACGAACCAATAGTCGTAGCTCGTAAACCACTTATTGGAACTGTTGCCGAGAATGTTCTCAAACATGGAACAGGAGCAATCAACATAGATGCAAGCAGAATAGGCACTGAAACGATAAATATCAACAACTATCCTGAAGGATTTGACCCAAAGGGCAACTTAAACGACATTAGTCAAGTTGGGCAAGATTATGAAACTAAAACAAGTGTTGGTCGTTGGCCTGCGAACATTATTCTTGACGAATACACAGCAGAACTATTAGACCAGCAGTCAGGCATAACAAAGACAGGCGATATCAAGCCACACAAACAAATCAATGTAGGCACTGGCATAAATGTTATGAATTCCACTCAAATTACTGGAACTCATAAAGGCGATTCAGGTGGGGCGAGCAGATTCTTTTATGTTGCTAAAGCAAGTAAACGAGATCGCAACGAAGGCTTAGAAGGATTACCTGAAACTCTCGCAACTGAAATGACTGGAAGAAATGAAGGTTCAGCAGGATTGCTTAGAATTAGAGAAGATGGTTCTATTGGTGAAAATCCATATGCAGGAAAATCTGGAACAGCCAAAAACTTTCATCCGACAGTTAAACCGACAGCTCTAATGCAGTATCTAATCAGACTTGTAACGCCTGAGAATGGGACAGTGTTAGATCCTTTTGCAGGTTCAGGTTCAACAGGTAAAGCAGCGATTCTAGAAGGCAAGAGTTTCATAGGGATAGAACTAACAGCAGAGTATCTTCCTATTATTGAAGGCAGACTAAAACATGCCTATCTGACCCTAGACGATAAAGAAGATGATTTGTTTGAGTAGATTCCCTAAGCCATGCCTAACCTGTGGCCAACTAACAACAGGAAAGAACTACTGCGATACCCATCAGGCAGGGGTAGATGCCAAGGAACGAGAACGACAACGAATACGCAAAGCAGGTCGCACCCTATACAACGACCCCTACTACCGGAAGGTTCGAGCATTCCTAAGAGCAACAGCAACACACTGCCACCTATGTGGCCAAGCCTTTACTGATAGAAAAGATATCACTGCTGATCACCTAGTGGCAGGGGATGCCTCCTCTCAACTTGCTGCAGCTCATTCACTATGCAACTCAAGGCGTGGCAATAAGCCCTTGACCTAAACATATAAGGTTGCTAGAGGTTTTATGGGGGGTGGGGTCTTTTTGTTTTTTTGTTTTTGTTTTATACCCCGACCGCAAAGGGAGACACCTATTCGCATTTGGGGGGTAAAGTTTGGTAGCCTTGTGGCATGGCTAATCCGGCGAAACCTTTGGAAGTAAAGAGAGCTTTGGGCAATCCTGGTAAGCGGCCTTTGCCTGATGTTTCGGGGACTGTTTCTTTGTCTGCTGGGAGGGTTGAACCGCATCAGCCTTTGGATTGGGCTGGGATGTTGTTGTGGAATCGTGTGTTTAATGCTGGCCAGACTTGGATTAGCCCTCAATCGGATGTTGAGTTGTTGTTGCTGGTTTGTAAGCAGTTGGATAGGCAGATTGTGTTGGAGAGACAGTTTGTTGAGAAGCCTGATGACTATCATGTCCATCGGCAACTGTTGGATCTTGAGTCTGCGATTGTGAAGAATCTTGGTTTGTTGGGTTTGACTGTTGATGCTCGTTCTAAGTTGGGGTTGGCGGAGATTAAGGCTGAAACTAAGATGGAGCAACTTCGTAAGCGTCAGCAAGAGCGTGAACAGGTTGTTGTAATTGACTCAGGTAAGTAGTTGGCCTCCGAGGTGGGTTACGCCGACCAGTATTGAGCATGGTTCTCGAGGTTTGGATGCTGTTGATTTCATAAATACTTTCGTGACTTTGACTAAGGACTCTGTTGCTGGGAGTGCCGGTGAGCAGATTCGGCTTCGTTCTTGGCAGGAGAAGTTGCTTGAGGAAATGTTTGTTCTAGATGAACAGGGACTTCTGGCTCATAGGACTGCCCTTTTTTCCGTTGCAAGAAAAAATGGCAAGAGTGCCTTGATGACTGGGTTGGGGCTCTGGTTTCTTTTTGATGGTGACGAGGGTGGGGAAGTTTATTCTTGTGCAGCTGAGAAGGAGCAGGCAAGAATTACTTTTGGTGATGCCAGGAAGATTATTGAGCGTGAACCTGAGTTGGCTGCTATGTGCAACATTTACAGGGATGTTATTGAAGTTCCTTCTACCGGCTCGATTTGGCGTGTGCTTTCGGCTGAAGCCTATTCGAAGGAAGGTTTGAACGCTTCTGCTGTTTTGTTTGATGAGGTTCATGCTTTGCAGGATAGAACGATGTGGGATGTTATGCAGTTGTCTATGGCTTCGCGTAGGCAACCGATTATGTTGGCTACTACTACTTGTGGCGTGAAGTCTGATTCGACTGGACAGGATTCGACTGCTTATCAGCTTTATCAGTATGGGCAGAAGGTTGCTCGCGGTGAGATTATTGACCCGACTTTCTATATGGCTTGGTGGGAAGCCCCGATTGATGCAGATCATAGGTTGGAGGAGACTTGGGTTGCTGCTAATCCTGGCTATGGGGATTTGAATAGCAAAGCGGATTTTGAGTCTATGGTCAAGAGGACTCCTGAAGCCGAGTTTCGG